GTTTTTAAATTTAGAGTGCTTAATATTTTTCATTAATTGTATAATTTCTCTGATATAAATATATGTTTATTGTGGATTATTACTTTTTATCCAAATCTTCCATCAAAATAGTCTTTTTATTGCCTAACATATCTTTAAATATTTCTTTAGATTCTCTTTGAGCTTTTTGCTTTAAAGTTTTAATTCCCAATGGGTCTCTTCCTAAATGATGGTCATCCTTACCATATCTAACCGGGTCTTTTGGTCTACCAACTTGCCCTTCTTCTTCTAATTCATTTTTAATTTTTTGAATTTCTTCTTCCACATTAGTTGGTTCTTCAGTTCCTGTTTCTTTTGCCGGGTCAACACCTTGAGTTTCAATTGATGTTAAACGGAATGTTTGTTTAGTATCCTCAATAACATCTACTGTTAATTCATCTTGTTCTTCAGGAGTCATATCCATAATAGCATCATACATCCACTTTTTAGAAAACATTTTAGTTTGTTGCATTTGTGTAATTAATGCTATCTTAGATGTATATAATTCAACTTTTTCTTGCTCATAAATTTTAGATGGTATTGTTAGTTCCAATTGAAAATCTAATTCATCCTCACCATCCAATCCTTGCGCATATAGATGAACAATTGCTATCTTAGTTAATTCTGATACTAATACTTTTTGAATTCTTTCTATTGTTTTTGCAAAACGAATATCTTGTGCCGCCAATGTAGCCTTACCACTAATATCTTCTTCGTATCCTAAAAATGCTTTTGGTATCTTTAATGCTGCCATCATTTTACCTTTTAGGTAATTGATATCATCAATCATATTATATTCTAAACCTTTTAAGGTATCAATTGAAGTTCCATTATCACTACCACGAACTGGCATATAATAATCTTCAATTAAATTTTGAATATTATATTTTAAGTTGTATTCACCTGTAGCTTGGTCTAAGAAAGGAACTTTTTTAGATGAATTGATAATTTTTTGCATGTAGTTATCAACCTCCGTTGGTGGTATATTACCAACATCTACTTTAAATATTCTCTTTTCAGGAGCTCTCATAATACGATGGATTAGCATCGCATCTTCCATTAATGTTAATTGTTTCCAAACTCGTCTACCGCCTTCAAGCATTGATTTACCATATGGTAAGAAGTTTGAATCTGAATATAAACGGAAGTGAGCTATTTCATAGTTTTCAAATTCTCTTTTAGAAGTAGCGGTTACTACTGCACTATTTGGATTCTGATATGGTGCATATACAAATTTAACTCGTTGTGGATTTTGTTGGTCAAATCCTTCAACTCTTGAGGTTTCGTATGTTGATAAAGGTTGTACACCTACAATACCTAATTCTTCAGCTATTTCTAAATGTAAAAAGAAATCACCATATTTTACTAAATTTCTGGACCAAGGCCATAAATTAAATTCAATATTTAAAATATCATAAAAAAGATTTCTAAGAATTTCTTTTGTATTTTCGTTTGCACAATTTATTTTAAGTACATCTCCCATTTCATTCTTTACAGTCGATTCATCTGCGTAAATGTCTAATGCTGATGATAAAATTGGGTCATTATCCATTCCATCGTAATCTCTAAACAAGTCAATTCTAACTTGCTGATAAGCCATTGCGGATTCTATTAAACCACCACTATATTGTGGAGTTTTCATACGAGTGTACCTATCTATTAGATTTGTTGTTAATCCTTGATATTCATCGGTATCTATTACTTTGATACCTTGTTTTGTTTTACGGACTATTGTATTGGTTGAAAATAGTTTTTGTAACCTACCGAAAAATGATTTATCTGCTGCCATTTATATTTTATATTTTAATTCAAAGATATGGAATTTATTTGATATTAACAAATTAATTACCATTTTCTACAACTCCAATAGTTTGCTTTTGTTCTTGGACCTGGGTTATCACAATTCATTCTTGCTCTAAATGATTTTCTAGCAGCAGGATTTGATTTTCTAATTTTCATTCCCTTTTGTCCAAAGTTTACCTTAATAATATTGCCTGCAGGATTCTTTACATATACTTTGAATTTCTTAACATCACCTTGCATTGGTTTACCCAACTTAACATCTCTACCTTGATACTCTGCTTCATAAACACAATTACAATTTGCTTCAGCTAAAGTGTTCTTATATGCTTTTAAAAATTCAATAAAATCTTCAATTTCTTCGGGCTCTACATCTAATTCTTCATAATCATCCCCAACTTCTTCACTTATCGGAACACAATTGGGAACTTCTTTACCATCTTTTTTCTTAGTACCCACCATTTCATATCCTTTCCAACAAGGATTTTCCATTTCTTTTAGTGGAATTAGATTTATTAGCTTCATATTATAATAGTTTCAACATATAAATATATAAAAATTACTTTAGCAACCAAGTTAAGTTTTCAACTTCACCTTTTCCTATCTGCATTTCATATGGATTACGTTGATTTTGCCAATTTGCAGCATAAACGCCTGTATCATTTTGTATAGTAGTTGAATTCAACATACTCTTAGTCAAATCAATACCCTCTTGTCTTAATCTTAATGCTGTATTACGAACCCATAATCCAATACCTAATGCCATTGTTAAGTCATCATTGTATCCTCTCATTGCTTCTGCTTTACCACCATTCCATATAAAGGTAAATAGCTCATCTATTAATCTACTAGAGCGAATTAAAATATCTTTATCCTTCATATATGTATCTAATGCTGATATGATAAGAGGACGAGTTTTAGTTGTGGTCGAAAATCCTGCAACCATTTGCTTTTCATCTCTATAAAATTTATTACTCATCTGCCTTTCGGTATCAATATATTTTAAATCATTACTCATATAGAATAGATTTGGGTATCCTCTATTGATGATTTGTTGAATAGTTGCCCATCCTACGTTTGAATTCTCTACTACTAATAGGGCATTATTATATTCCGTTGCTAAACTTACTAAGAAGTTTCCAAAATCTTTTGTTTCAATTTTACCTTTATATTCAGCAACTTGTGAACTATCTTCGATATCAATTACTTGTACCGTTGAAAAATCGGCTCCATCTCCACGTGCAACGTCAGCGGATACCATATATTGTCTATTATAATTGGGGTGTTCCCATACCCATAAATTTCCATCGAAACCTCTCTTTTCAACGGGTTCCATTACATATGTTTCCTTATACCAAGTTAATAATGCTGGGTCGATTACGGTATCACCCGAACCAATAAAATCACAATCACACTCTTGCGATGCTCCTTTTACTCCTAAAATACGAGTTTGCCCATCTCTCCATTCCTGATTTCTTTCAGGGTGTACAGTCCAATGTAAATTTATATTATTAAATCCATTTGCACCACTCTCACCTTCTACCCACATTTTATGAAACCAATTACCCACACCATTTGGAGTAGATAATACAATCGCAGAACCACCTGTTGATAATGTAGATTGTGCTGATAACCAAATGTCATCAATATCTCTAATGAATGCGGCTTCATCCACAACTAATAAGGATAGGGCTTCCGAACGTCCTGCATCCGGAGAACTTGCAATTGCTTTTACTTGTGACCCATTTTTTAATTTAAGAGAAAGTTTATTATCTTCTACTGAACTATTACTACCATCTCTTAACCAAATAGGAAGTAAGTCGTGCATAACTCTTACCTTTTCTACAAGGTTTTTAGCTACCGTTACTTTTGTTGCAATAACCAATGCATTATAGTCTTGGTTGAATACCATCTTCCATAAAATAAATCCTGCAGATAAGGTCGATAAACCTAACTGACGAGATTTAAGAATAATATTAAAACGATTATCTTTGAAGTCTGTTAAACAATTTTCCTGGAACTGATATAGGTGAAATGGAATCTTTCCACGAGTAGGGTGTTGGATGATACAATACTTTTTCATAAAGTATATTGGGTCTAACGCACACTTCTTATACTCATCAGAGATGATTTCTTTTAGTGTCTTTTTAGGTTGCCCCTGTACACTCATTATTTTTTAAATTTAATCTTCCAAAACACTCCACCACCAATAAATGGAGATAATACTCCATTAGTTCCATCAGTTCCAACTTTGTTGGCAACTCCTATACCTAATTGATATATTTTATCACCTTTGGTTTTAATCAATACACCAGCTCCTAAATTTGAAACTACATCTACTTTATTAAATCCACCCGTAATTCCATAATATACTTGGGTTTTTGGTAATTCTTTTACAATTGTAGTTTCTTTGATAATTCTTTGTTTAATATTTGCATTAAAAGTTCTACCAAATATTTTATTTTGAGATATTGTATCTGTTACATCTACAGTTCCTAATGAATCAGGTAATACT